TTAGATTTCTATATCGTATATGTGGCACAGCTTATCTATCACTCGCCAGTTCTCGGTGGCTGTATATTTAAATAGTGTTTTAGCACGCTTGATCTCTGCTTTATTATCCAGCTCTACTTTCGATATTGTAATGCCTTTCATCTTTAATCTCTTTAATAGACGGCCTAATAACTCCCTTGATTGCCAGGTTTTAAGCCCCTCTATAATATCGATTGCTTCCCATTCTGTAATCCAATGCCAGTGATCTTTGCCGGTTCTATTGCGGCAATATGTCGTCAATGCTGCATCACTACCATCTCTAATAATTCCCTGTTGGTGCATCTCTATCCATAATGAGAGCATCTTGTCTCTAATATCAGCAGGTAATGGCAGCCCATCATTAGTTGTTTTAGGTTGTTTAACGCGTCGGCTTTTAAAGCCTCCTGCTTTAACTGGTTTGACCTTAAAGCCTTTTGCCTTAAGTTCTTTCAGAATCAGGTTAAGCTCTGCCATATTACAATCTTTGAGGCTGGTTCCTTTGCCTCCATTAATACGATTGATCATTGCTCTATAGCTATCATCATCCATACCAAGTTGATTTCGTGCAATATTGATTAACTGATACTTTTTAAACATGATCTACCCCTATGAAAAAGCCCCTTTCGGGGCTTGTTTATATATCTAATACGATGTTTTCGTTGTTGTCGTAAATTTTGATGCCATCATCAGTCACTACAATCTTAGAAATACTTCCTTTGAATTGATTAACTTTATCTGTGACTAATTGGCGAGCCTCTTTTTCGAGCCTTTTTCGATAAGGTCTTAATAGGCCTGTCCTAATATCTCTAAATACCTTTCCTTTGGTAAAGGTACCTCGTGGCACTTCTTTTGGAACTTTTATCACATCAATCTCCTAAATAGCTGCGAAGTCTAAGCTAATGTGACGGTACTCACCATTCTCTAATCTTTCATAAAAGCGCATATACTCTTTGGAATCGATTACTTTGAGTGAGTCACTAATGGCATCCATAGCACGTGCCCAGCGGTCATCATCAATCTCAACATTGCGCAACTCTAAGATACGTCGAGTATTAAGGTTTCCCCATTTATCGACTTTAAACGCTTGATTGATCAAGGCAATGATATTGCTATTGCTTGTTGTCGCCCAATCTTTAATACATTCATCGATTAGAGCTTTTGCTGCATTCACTTTCTCATCTAGATCAATACGCTCATTGATAGCGAAATCAATCCGGTACTTACCATCAAAGCTATATAACGTGGTATTACCTTTGCGACCGCCAAGTCGTACTCCGTACTTTTCAGCACTTAACTCAACGAATGCATGGAAAGAATCAAAGAACTCTTTTTTAACATCAGCCAATGTCTTTCTTAGCTCTATAGCCTTTGTAACGATCTCAATAACAACTTCATCCCTAAGTAGATCTGATTCTTTGATGTTTTTGATCGGTACTAAATTACCGTGTATGTCTTCTTTATACTCTTTTTGATCAATCATTTTTAATCCTTTCTTCTCGTTAAACATTCTGTACAGGCGCTTGGTATTTCATCGGAGAATATGAACTGACAATTATCTGCCTCAACATCCTCTAGCCACTCTTTAAGAGTGTCCATATTTTCTCCTACATACATCGCGTTCCAGCCAAGCATCTTGTTGTGCTCCTTGCACGTTTTTACAATGTAATAATCCTTTCTTTGCTGCATCATGCCATCACTCCTCTTGTTGTTTTGATCTCAACGATTTTCTTAGTCGCTTCCCAATTGATTTTGAAACCTTTCATTTCCGCTTCTGGTTGCTTACATGCTGTTGAGAAAAGTACTTTCCACCCGAGGCGTAGAGCCTGTTCTGGAGTAGGTCTCTCAATGTTGATGCGCTTGGCATCAAAGTCGATACTATGTATTGCAACCTCGGCATTTTTAAGCCGTGACATCACATGAAAGAGATCTGAAGATTTTTTATGAAAATACTCTGTAACTAAATTTCTAGACATAACGTCCTCCTAAATGCTGTTGATGACATCTGCATCGATTGGGAATGCGCCAATTTCAGCAGCACTATTTAATACTTTGACAGTAAGGTTATTGACGACTAGCGGATAAGTATTACTAATAAGACCTGTTCTACTGGTCATCGTGAGCTTTGCTTGTAATGCCTCAAATGCTGCATCAGTCATTACTTTGGTAATATCAACATTGATGCGATTAAACTTATGGGTTAAGTAATCTTTCAATCTGTTATTAAGCGGTTTAAGTTCTGCAATTTCACAACGTCTGATAACTTCACGAGCTTCCCAGTTCATACGTTCATTGAGCTTGTTTTTGAGCTCTGGTTGTCCGATCAACACAATGCTAAGCAAACGCTTAAAACCGTCTTCAAGTTCCCAGAAGCGTTTTAAGTTTTTAAGCATTGGAAGAGTCAAGTCGTGCGCCTCTTCAATGACTAAGCAGTGAGTCATACCCGCTCTCGATGAGTCTCTTAAGAGCTTTTCCATTTGTCTGCTCTTTGCTTCAATTGAACGCTTTCCGGGAAGATTTGGATTGATCTCATCAATAATTGCTTCAATGATTGAAGTAACAGTAAGACGCTCTTTATCTGGTAAACTTGGAGAGATCAGCTTAACGGCAGCATCTTCTCGGATAATACGATCAACAAGATCTCGTCTAAGTACAGACTTGCCGGCGCCCGACTCACCAATCACTGCTACAAATCCACCATTTTTAGCAGCGTTATAAAGAGTCTCTCTGATATAGCGTGCATCAGGTGTTAAGAAAACATCTTCATGACTTCTAATATCATCTGTGAAAGGATCTTTATAGATATTGTAAAGTTCGCGTGCTTCTTGTGTTATCATTTCTTTATGCATTTCGATTTCCTCAATTTCTTCAGAATCTTCTGAGTTAGTAAAGTTAAATAAATCGTCGGTCACAACGATATCTAGCTTGGACAGATAGCCCTCAATACTCTCCTTCAGAGTGTGAGGGTTTTTTTTGGGCCATTGTCCATGGCGAATTAATAAGTTAATGACTGTCGGGCTAACGTCAGCATGCTTTGCAAGAGCTGACTGTGTGATTGCATATTGCTTTAAGATTCCTTCTAATTTGTGCATGCTCATGATTTACCCTCCTACAACTTTTAATGTTGATCTTGTGATTAGCTGTCGCTTAATCGTATCTAGCTGCATTGGGTCAATGCCCTCGGGATATAACTTGCTGAGGTATTGATAAGCATCTTGAGGGTATTGACCTCCCATCTCAGCTATTAAGCGCTTACAAGCCTCTGCTACGGAGATGAACTCCAAGACTTGACGAGGCGCTTCAAGTTCATGCGCTTGTCCTCGTTTAGGCATAGAGACAATATTTTTAGTTGCCTCTAAGTGATCATTTACATGCTTCATTGGATCTAACTTGCCGGCAAATAATTGGGTATTCTTCTTCTCTAGCGCTTCCGCCTCTTTCAGAGTTTTCGCATCATGCGCATCCATAAGCATCTCTTTACGTGCGATGTCGGTAACGGTGTCTCGTGTGCTTGCCATCTCTTCACCAAACACTGGTGCATTTGCATAGAAACCGGCATCATTCTTCTCTAATGGAATGCACTCGTAGTAGGTGACATCCCCTTTATAATCGGTTACCTCAATATCAATATTGGGAGCGCGATATGGGTTCAGTAATACCGTGACGCTGTCATTAACTTTAACGCTTGGGATGTGCTCAACAGAATAAGTTCTCGCTTCTGCAAATCCTCGACCTTTATAGGTGATTGTGAGATCTCCATTGACCTTACGCTGTACTGGTTTGCTAGTGAGGATCGCTTGCATTGTCTCCATTGGCGGTGCAAAGATTAGTTGATCTTCTGCAATCGTTTTCCAAACTTCGTAGCGACTTCTCTTTGTACGAGTGTGAATCGCTGTATCGTTGAAATAGATCCGCCAATCGGCAGCTAATTTATTAAGCTCATCAACATCCGCAATAGGTTTCTTTAGATAACGCAGACCACCTTCAAACTGACGCTCGATAATATCTTGGATCTTCTCACCTGCACCTTTAGCACGGGGATTCCCCGCTTTATGTGCATAGTGTTGTATGTGCATACGGTCTAAAAAGCTAGTAACTAGATGCGAGGTGTTTGCTGCACCTTTGTCCATGACAAGCATTTGCGGAATGCCGTAGAAGTCTTCACGTTCTCGTTGTGTAAAGGCATTGACCAATACATCAAAGAAGATCTCCTGGTTCTCTCCAGAAGCCGCATAATATTTGTGATAAAACGCTCCAGAGTAATGATCAATCACTGCATAACGAATACATAAGTGATTACGAACCTTATCCATATTCTCTGGCTTATTTTTGTAATGTTTCGTCTCATCAAAGAACTCAACACCACCTTCCGGTAAGTAGAAGAGAACCCCGATTGAAGCATCCACCTGCCAAACATGATTAGGATGCAATGATCTCATCGTGATATGCGGTGTAGGTGCTGCTAATTGGTCTGGATGAAAGCCGTGTTCTCGCGCAATGCGTAAAACTGTTGTTGAGTTGTAGGCCTGCTTAATATGTCCATTGGCATAAGCGATCTCTATCGCCTGCTCACAACTCATAAGTCTTTTCTCGTTTTTGCGTCGACTTGAATGCATCATATTGCAGATAAGTCTGGCATCTCTTAAATCGACATGAGTACTCCCTCTATCAGATCGAGTCTTGCGATTAGACTTATAACCAACCATCTCTAATTTTTCATAAACGAGTGTTGTAGAGATCCTCAATGTATTCGCTACATCTTGAACAAGCTGAGTTTTTTCGCCGAACTTCGCCTCGCTTAATCTGCGTGCGACATCTTGAAAGTATTCAATTTCTGAATGTTGCATTGAAGTCCTCCTGTGCTTGTTTCAATGTTTCTGTTGTAATTGCAGCTACTTGGTCACCTTTGGCATCTAAAAATCGAATGCCTTTGGGTAGTTGTTGGATCGTGTAGACTTGCCGAGCAATAAATCTTAGTTTTGGAATGAGTTCGCAAATTTGTGTAAGTGTGATAACGAACTCTGAATCTTTAGTTGTGATCGTCTTCATTTACAAACCATCCTGTATCGATTGGACTCGAATCTTCTGGTAGTTGTTCTGCGATGATATTTAAGTTCTCTTGTATACTGATAACTTCACGAGCCATATCAAGGAAGAAGTTTTCCGGCATCGCATTCTCAATTGCTTTGGTATATAGCTGCTGAAGCCTTGTATTGTTCGCTAATATTTCAGCAGAGATATCCGCCAGCGTTAGCTTGTATTGCTTCATAAGGCGATCCGTTTCACTCTCTTCCAACTTGAGCTTTTCAACTTCCCGTTTATTTTTTGATTCTGCTTTTTCGAGCTTTTCTGCGAGTTCATTAATCTTCTTATCTTTCTCTGAAGAGATCTTTCGCACCGCATCCTGATCTTCTTTGGCTTCTTTAAGCGCTTTTTTCAGGTCTTTTACAGTCATCTTGTCAACATCATTGAGTGTTAAACCAGCCACTGTTCCGCCCTCAGCTAAAGCTTCTAGCTCTTCATCGTCTTGACTCATAAGCGCAAATAGTTTTGATTTTCCCAAATGCGCTAACGTTTGCGCTTTTGTTTCCCCTAAACTTAGATATTTCACAGAGGCTTGCATCATGATTCTTGCTGTTCGTGGTGCTAAGCCTAATTCCTTTTCAAGGATCTCGGTAAATGTACCGTGTGGCTCGTGTTCTTTAATTAGAACAAGGCGTTTACCAGCTTCGAGCATTGCCTCCGCTGATTGCGACATGTAAAACTTAGTTTCATTCGTGACGCGGGTACGATCGTAAGGCAGGTTGTCTCCATAGACCTTTTGGATCTCCATAAGCTGTTGAGTTCTTTCTTCACGCATCTCTGCCTGAGTCTTTCCTGAGATGAGATCTATCTGATCTGTTCTGATATCTGACATTTTCTTTCTCCGTTTGTAATAATTGAATTTCGATTAACTTATTTTAGGAGTAATGTTATGGACGAAGATCCGGATAAAAATTGTAAAACTTGTCAAAAATGTGTTGAGCTAGAAGCGAGATTGGATGCTCTGGAGATAGCATACCTGTCTCTGATTGGTACTCTTCATCATGAGAAGGTGTTAGATCGTGACCAGATTGCATCAGACCTTCTCGGGAATGAATGGTTCTATCAGGATGAGAAAGATGAGAGCCGTCTTCGTGAGTGGCAAGCAATTCAGCATTTAGAAAAGCGATTTCCAAGACCTCTAGCAAATTGGAAACCTCTGTACGAGGAAGATTAAGGTTTTCAGGAATTGGAAAAGATAAGTGTGAAATAATTCTAATGTCGCGTCTGATTTTCTCTCTGACTTCAGGCGTGGCTTTTTCAATAACTTCAATTCTTAAACTTGTGTTTTTTGTTAACTCTAAAATCTCTTGTTTTGTCATATCTCTTTCTCCTAACTATTTATCTCTGCTAATTTTTGGTTGATTGCTTGAACTTCTCTTGCATGGCTTGTTGCGATATTTAAAATCTTGGTACTCAGTGCATAGAGCTCATTGGGTAGTTGTTCAACAAAGCCGGCATGGATAAGTACATGTAAACTTCTAGCGACTTGACTACGATCTTCTCCGATTACACTTGCTATCTCTGAATTACTCATGCCAGTGAAGCTTCTACCTTTCAGTGCCTCGATAATTAATAGAGGCCGTAATTGAGACTTTGATATGGTCATTACGCCTCCTTAAGGATTTGATTTATTTTCTGTTGGATCTCATCCCTAGTTTTTTGAGAAGTTTTATTTCTGTAGTACGGAAACATCTCCTCAAGTTCAACTTCACACACATCCGCAATTGCTTGAGCAATCCTTCTACTAGTTTTCCCATCATTCATTGTTTGCCCAACTGATTGAGGCGTAACGTTTAAAGGGATTGCTATCATTTGCGCAGTAATATTTTTTGACCTTAAAAGTTGCCATCTATCATTTTTATTCATACTATTAACCCTTACAAGTTACTTTACCTATACCTTTAGTTAATGATTTAAATTATTACCTTTGTTTAGGTGTTTGTTGTTAAGTTTGCTGACTGGTTTGTTTAATGATTTAAACTATAACCAAAAAGGTTCAGCGATTCAAGTTATAAATTAATAAATGTTTAAAAGGTTGAACACTAAATGCCATTAAATAATCTAATTGTTGAACAAGGTGCGCGAATCAAAGAGGAAAGAATCAGAATTGGTTTTTCTAAACAAGGTGATTTCATTGATGCAATCGGAGCATCAAAAACGACGGTTTATAACTGGGAAAGAGGCGGAACACGTGTAGATAGTGAAGACTTAGCTAAAATGCATAGCTTGGGTATGGATATTACATATATTGTTACGGGACAAAGGTGTAACCAAGAAAAATCAATCTCATCAGACGAGTATATATATGTCCCTGTTTATGATGTTGAAGCATCAGCTGGACATGGGAGAGAAGCCTTAAATGAAACGCCAACTCGATATCATTGCTTTAGACGTAGATGGGCAAACTTTCATGGTCTTAGTGAGAAAGACTTATTGGTTATAAAAATCAAGGGTGACTCAATGGAACCAACATTAGAGGATGGATCACATATAGTAGTTAACCAAGCGTCAAAAGAACCTATTGACGGAAGAATCTTTGTTGTTCGAAACGGAAATTCATTACTTGTGAAATATGTTCAAACTCAAATAGGAGGGACTATATTGCTAATAAGTGAAAATAGCTTTTACCCACCCATAGTCCTTCGTCCTGAAGATTTAGAGTGTGATAATGTCGAAATTTTAGGAGAGGTTGTTCATGGATCAAGAGATTTTATTTAGGGGTAGTCAATCAATAACAGGAGTGAAAAATGAAAAAAATTCTACTAGTTTGTGGTTTGTTGTTAGGAGTTTCTTTTGCAACTACAAGTTCGGAAGTTATAGAGCTATATAGCGAAAAGATAAGAGAAATTCCCAATGGTGAAAGCTATGAGATATTCAAAGAATACAATGAACTAAAAGATCAACCATTAATAACCATTGCTAAAGATAATCTTGTATTTGCAATTGAGCAGGACATGGATAAAAAAGCAAAAGTAATAGCGGTGATGATGCCTTTGGATCAAGAAGTTACAGCAGATCAGATGTTAATCGATATTCGCGTTATTTCATTTTTCCTTGCAACATTATCTGGAAATGCCCATTCCGACTCATTAATTTTTGAGGCAATTTTAAGCCAAATAGAAGCCTCTATGAAAACAGGCTTAGAAACTGCATTTTTTATAGATAACGTCATGTATAAAGTGAGAAGTTCGCCGGGATTGATAACTATTTCCGCAAGAAATGTTTAAAAGTTTAAACAAACATGTACACTTATAGGGACTAGATACAAACCTTTATCAGCATTGTATGAATGTAGATACGCAAACGTTTGCGTATTTTAAAGGACAAGCTTGTTAGGGGTGTTATTCCAAATATTTAAAACGGCAAACGTTGCCGTTTTGAAAGAGATCTTAGGAGTGTCATGGAAAGCAGTAAATGGCCCGATCTTTGCGAACAGCTAATTGCAACAATCGATCAAGCACAAAGAGATAAAAGTTTAAATGGTGAGGAGCTTGTATTGCTTCTCACTGAACATTTTGGCGGTCAAATTATCTACTTGCCTAAAGCGGTCTCTTTTCGCTCTTTTGTGCGAGACCAGCAAATTTATGCTGAGTTTAATGGCAATAATCACAAAGAGCTCTGTATGAAATATAATTTAACAGAACCGCGCATCTATCAGATTATTGCGGAACAACGCAAGTTAAGGCAACAGCGGAATCAAGGAACTTTGGACTTGGTTTAAAATCTTATAATTCATCACTATTAATCGAAAAATCAATAATACCCTCGTAACTTCAAATACGAGGGTTTTTTAATGGTACAAACAAAAAGAAAGATCGATAAGTTAATCGTCCACTGTTCTGCAACACCGGAAGGACGCAATAACACAATTGATGATATTCGCCACTGGCATAAAGCACAGGGTTGGAGTGATGTTGGCTATCACTATGTAATTCATCTTGATGGATCTATCCATAAAGGGCGCGATGAGTCTGTTGTAGGGGCTCATGTGAAAAGCCATAACAAATATAGTATCGGCATTTGCTATATCGGCGGAATGAATGCTGCAAATACGGCTCCTAAAGATACCCGTACACCAGAGCAGAAAAAAGCGTTGCGGAAGTTATTGCTCGAACTAAAAGAGCGTTACCCCAATGCTACGATTCATGGGCATCGAGAGTTTGCCAATAAAGCCTGTCCGAGCTTCGATGCAGCCGCAGAGTATGCGGAACTCGTATTGCCAGAGCCACCTAAAAAGACAAAGCCTAAATCCTTTTGGGAGCGCCTGATTGAGTGGTTAAAAGGCGGTAAAAAAGAGGTGCCGGCATGAAAGGAAAACTACTAGAGCTCTTTAGTGATCGGGAAGCACGTTTTGATAATACGAAGACGATCACGCTTCTATCGCTCGTGATTGGTTGGATTGTCACGATTATCACGATCTTTAAGGGTACACCTGATGCACTCTATTTTTTCATCACCATGATGGCGGTGGGTGGCGGTTTAACCGTTACCAAAGGTGTTGTAGAGACGAAGCAGAAGGCCATTGAGGCGAAGGAGGAGGAATGAAAGAGGTTCTTCTAGTGGCTTTTGCTTTGGTGGTATGTGCGCTTGGTCTATGGCGGGATTTTAAGCGTGAGCAAGAGATGAAAGCGCTTAAAAAGGCGATTGCCAAAGAGCGCGAAGATAATAAACGACTAAAGGGGGTGGCGGATGAAGCTGATCGGATTATTGCTCATGGCGGTAGTGTTGACGGCCTGCGTGAACACGGCTGGTTACGTGAGTAACGATAGCCTCTGTCAGCGACTGAAGTTCGTCTATCCACATATTACAGATAACGAACGAACGCTCGATGAGGTGTTTTATAACAATATGATCATAAAGGAGGGATGTTTTGAGTGACATCATCGATAAAGCCAATGAACAAGCAGAATGGCATCGCCAAAGGGCAATTAAGAATGCATTAAAGAAGCAACCTACTCTTAGCGCAGTGTTTACGACAGTAAATGGTGAGCAAGTACAGCTCTGTGCTGATTGCGATACACCTATTCCCACAGCAAGATTGCGAGTCTTGCCAGAAGCCGTCCTCTGCATTGAATGCCAAGAGGTTTGGGAGAAACACTTATGAATTTATTAGATTTTTTAGAGAAATATTGGATCTTTCTCTCATCTGGCGTGATCTTCCCGGCATTTTGGTATGCGCTGGGAAAGACCTTTGTAACGAAGATTGAGTTTGATGGTGAGAGAAAGCGCATTACAACTCTGGAAGGTAAAGTTGATGCTCTTCCCTCAAGTAATGAGTTTCATCAGTTGAATAATGCAATGTCTGGACTGAGCGCTGACATGAACTGGTTAAAAAAGAATGTAGATTTGCTCGTACAAAAAGAGCTAAACAAAGAAAAAAAAGGATAAACAATGAGTGGATTTAAAGAGCTACGAGATCAAGATCAACGTTATTTAATTTTACTTTCTCTAGTGCATATGGGGTATGACGGCAATGCCAATATGCTTAAAACAGCATTAGATGCGTATGGTCATCGTATCTCATCGAGTGATTTGGAGATGCATTTGCAGTGGTTGAAGACATTTGATCTTGTTGAGTTGAATAAGATCTCCTTTATTACAACAGTGAAGTTGACTCAAAAAGGGCAAGATGTTGCGGAAGGACGCGAGACAGTTTATGGGGTACGTCGTCCAAAGGCAGGAGAACTATGAGTAGAGTAACGAGAGGAAGAGCTTCTAAAGTCGACTTACTACCAGAAAAACTCAAGGATGAGCTTCATAAATTGTTGCGTGATAAGAGTAACACTCAGCTTGAAGTATTAGATGCTATCAATGAGTTGATTGAAGATCATGGTCTTGATGATGATGCAAAGCTCAGTCGTTCTGGGCTTAATCGTTATGCAGCTCAGATGGAAACTGTCGGTAAACAGATTAAAGAAGCACGTGAGATTAGTAAACAATGGGCAGAAACTCTTGGATCTACCGCGGAGTCTGATGTGTCGATGATCTCGATTGAAATGCTACGTTCGATTGTTTTTAAAATTACGATGGAGCTCTCACAAGAAGGTGAGATTCAGTCGGAGGATCTGCGCAACCTTACACTCTCAATGGCGAGGCTCGAAGGTGCAGCGGCAACAAGCCAGAAGCGAATCATTGAAGCACGGAAAGAGTTTGCGGAGGAGGCATCTAAAGAGATTGAAGCTCTCGGGAAGTCGGAAGGCTTAACAGATGAAACCGTTCAACTCTTCAAGAATAAGATTTTAGGAATTGCATAATGTACGATCCCAATGATGTATTACTGCCTTATCAAAAGCGTTGGATTGATGATAAATCTATCGTAAAGATCGCTGAGAAATCCCGTCGTACAGGTCTCACTTGGGCAGAAGCGGCTGATGCAGTATTGACTGCCGCTAGTGCTAGAAGTGCCGGTGGGCGTAATCACTTCTACGTGGGTTCTACCAAAGAGATGGCGCGGGAGTTTATTGATGCCGCCGCAATGTGGGCCAATATCTTCAATGAAGCAGCAGGAGAGATCCGAGAAGAGATCTTCAATGATGAGGATAAAGATATTCTCACCTTTGTGATCTACTTTGCTTCTGGGTTTAAGGTACAGGCACTCTCTAGTAATCCGCGTAATCTGCGTGGGCTTCAAGGGAATGTAACTGTCGATGAGGCCGCCTTCCACGAAAGGCTTGATGAGGTATTGAAAGCGGCATTGGCACTGACAATGTGGGGAGCAAAGATCAGATTGATCTCCACTCACAATGGTGTTGAGAGTCTCTTTAATCAGTTGATTGAAGAGACTCGTAAAGGTCAGCGCAAAGGATGGCAGATTCACCGTATTACGCTTGATGATGCTTGCCGAGAGGGATTGTATAAGCGTATTTGCCAAACGACGGGTCAAGAGTGGTCTATTCAAAAAGAGGCTGAGTGGAAAGAGAATCTCCGTAACTCAACGGCCACCAAAGAAGATGCATTGGAAGAATATGATTGTGTGCCTAAGCATTCATCCGGCGCTTATATTCCTTATCACCTCTTAACTCGCGCCGCACGTGAGGCGCATAAAGTCATCCGCTTTACTGCACCTGAAGAGTTTATGTCTCTATCTTTAGAAGAACAAGCACGCGAAGCAGATCTGTGGATTCAAGAGACATTAACGCCTTTTCTGTCAGTACTAGATGAGGATGATCGGCATTCGATTGGTGAAGACTTTGCCCGCTCTGGTGACTTAACAGTGATTGCGATCTGTGCAATTAAGAGCGATACCACACGTATGATTAGACGCATGATTGAGCTGAAGAATATGCCCTATAAGCAACAGGAGCAGATCTTTAAAGCCGTTGTAGCAATGACTCCACGAGTTGTAGGGATGGCGCTAGACTCAACGGGAAATGGTGGGTATTTAGGGGAGCAAGCAACATTGAATTATGGCGCAAGCATGGTAGATGCAGTAATGCTCTCTAATAAGTATTACCAAGAGTGGATGCCACCTTTTAAATCACTTTTTGAAAGTGGTTATATCGAGATCCCAAAAGATGAGGAGATCATTCAAGATCATCGTAAGATTCAGAATATTGGGGGGATTCCCAAGATTGATAAAGGGACAACTAAATCTGCTCGTGGTGGTAATCGACATGGTGATAGTGCTGTTGCGGCTTTTTTAGCTGTTAGAGCAAGCTATATGGAAGGTGGCATTATTGAATTTACAGCCTTAACAGATAGCTTCGATGATGACGGAATACATGACATAAAAGATAGAGGATGTTGGTAATGGGTATGATTGTAGATCAATGGGGGAGACCGATCGTCGGTGAGATGCAGACAGAGATGTCTGAGCAACTCTCAAGAGTGGCACAAAGCGCGCCTGATCCAGTTGCAAGCGGTTTAACACCGAAGAAGCTTGCGGCACTGGTTCAGAGTGCGCATGGCGGTGATCTCTCTGCAATAAGTGATCTTGGGCATGAGCTTGAGACTAAGAACGGGCATATCTTTGCGGAGATGAGTAAGCGTAAGCGTTCGATCACACTTCTTGATTGGAGCTTAAAGCCACCGATCAATGCGACACCTGAAGAAGAGCGGGATACAGAGATGATCGAAGAAGCATTAAAGGACGCTCCTTGGATGAATCAAGTACTGTTCGATGCTTGTGATGGAATCTTAAAAGGCTTTAGTTGCCAAGAGATTAAATGGAACACGGAAGGAAGTATGATCTTCCCAAGTAACATTACATGGCGACCTCAAAGCATGTTTATGCCTGCTGAGAAGAATCGTAATGAGTTACGTATTGCCGATGGATCAATGTCGGGACTAGCACTGCGGAAATTTGGCTGGATTCAACATCGAGCACCAGCAATGAGTGGGTACTTAGGAGAGACAACACTGACCAATGTGTTAGCGTGGCCATTTATCTTTGCGAGTTATCCTATCCGCGATATGCTTGAGTTCTTAGAGATCTACGGCATTCCGATGCGTCTTGGGAGATATCCGGCCGGTGCAACAGACAAAGAGAAATCAACACTACTCAATGCGATTATGTCCATTGGCCATAATGCTGGCGGTATCATTCCGCAAGGGATGGCGATAGAGTTTCAGCAAGCGGCGATGGGGGCATCTTCAGAGTTCTTATCGGTGATCGATTGGGCGGAAAAGCTCATTAGTAAGATTATTCTTGGTGGAACATTGACGAGTCAGGCGGATGGGGTTACCTCCACTAATGCACTTGGTAATGTCCATGATGGTGGGCGGAAAGAGATCATGCATAGTGATATTGCAATGCTTGAGCCAACCATTACTCGTGATCTCATCCTGCCTCTTTGGGTGATGAATGCAAAGAGTTACAGTCGTCCAACGCGTTATCCGCGCTTTGAGATTGATACCTCAGAGCCGGAAGATCTCGCTTATTATGCGCAAGCATTGCCGGCATTTGTCGGGATGGGCTTACGGATTCCTAAATCGTGGGCGCATGATAAGTTGCAGATCCCGGAAGCGGCAGAAGATGAAGAGATACTCACGTCTCCTGCGCCTAACCAAGCTTATGATGCTTACTCCTCTCTTGCGGATGTAAACTTTGTCGGTCTCTCTAATCAGCAAAGAGAAACAAGATTCACGCCAGGACAAAATAAGATTGAAGATGGCATCAATAGCTTTACGCCGGAGCAATTCAATCGAGCAGTCGATCCGATTCTTGAGCCAATTGTCGATGCTATCCGCGCTGGGGGGCTTGAATATGCGAAAGATTTAATCCCGGAGCTTTATGCCGAACTCGATAATAAAGCGATGGAAGAGATGTTAACGCAAGCGATCTTTATTGCTGAAGTATTGGGAGGTACGAATGCCAACGAGTAATCCTGTTAATAAGTTCAATATCGCCTATGCGCTTAAGCTAACGCCTACCAGAGCGATTGAGTATTTCAAAAAGTTGGGTGTTAAAGTCTCTGATGAATTTGTGGAGCAGGCATTAATGCGTGCAAGACAGAAGGCTTTTACCGTCTCAAATATCCATAATGCGAGGATTGTCGATCATATTTATCAAGAGATCTTGACGGCAATTGAGGCGGGAAAGCCGGCGGATGCATTTATTAAAGAGGTACGTCCAACACTGAAAAAGATGGGGCTATATAGTGATGATTTACCGGCATATCGCTTAAAACAGATGATGCGGGGCTCTATGCAAACGGCATTTAATGCCGGGCGTTATCAGGCGCAAAAAGCCAATATAAACAATCAACCTTGGTGGATTCGAATTGAGGTGATTGATGAGCGGACACGTCCAAGCCATGTTGCAGTGAATAAGATTGCAGCACGAGCCGATGACCCGTGGTGGGACAATAACTACCCGCCATATCTTGATGGTAAGTTTGAATATGGATGCCGAGGAAGAGTGCGAGCGGTAAGTGATCGACGCTTTCAAGAGATGCTGAAGAATGATCCCACTATCCGAGTAATAGAGAGTAATAGCGCAAGTACAACACCGGCAATCGATGATGATGGCTCTCTGATTAAAGATGGTATTCAACAAGTTAAGAGTAGCGCAATCCAAGAAGCCTTAAGGGAGAAGCTTAATGTTTAAGATTCGAGTCAACACGAAAGAGATTGATGAGGCACTCAAGAAGCTGAATGGAGATACTGCTCCTTTAATGGCATCAGTTGCTCAAGTGCTGGTCTCTTCTGCCGACCAAGCCTTTGAGGATGAACGAGATCCTGTTACAGGATTACCGTGGCAACCACTTAGCGAAGCTTATGCTGCCAAGAAAGCGGCCGAGGGTTACAGTAGTAAGATTCTTGAGAAGCATGGCCTACTCAATAAGATCCAATCTGAAAGTTCAGAGAAGGAAGCCATCGCAGGTTCCAATATGGTTTATGCCGCAGCGCACAACTTAGGGTATGAAGAAGGTGGGATTCCTGCACGACGCTTCTTAGGAATTGATGAGATAGCGGAGGAAGAGATTTTGGATGTCATTAAAGCGCACTATCAAACCGCTTTTGAGTAAGCGTAAAAAATCGCATTTAAGCGCCGATTGTAATGTTAGATGATAATCTCATAGTGATTACTATCAAACAGCGCTCAAAATGCGTTTTTAATGCTTTATAAAGATTGTTATGACGACTAAAATAGGCCAGGTATATTTAAAAGAAGTTGAGAACCTAATTCTGTCCCAGCTTTAATTAAAGATTCAATGGCTATTTTTCCCCCTGTCTTTTTTACTTCGCTCATAATTTTATTATTTTCTAATGAAGCAAGTAGCTCATAACCATTTTTCGTAAGTCTGAAATAATCTTGATTTGGTGTTGGATATCCCTTTGTTAAATTAAATCCAATGTCTAGTTTCGTTCTACTTGTTGATACTATCTCTGTGGGACTTATTGAGCTTTGGATCATTGTTCCGCTTTTTTTAATACAATGGCTATCTGCTAATATTTGCAGATGTATAAAAAGTTTATCCCTTTTGACTCGTTCAGTTTCTTCAGAAAAACAGAGTTTTTCCAATAAAGTTTCAGATTGAATTACAGGAGAGTCATGCGCTTCCATTTTCTGAAGAATCTCTTTGATAAATTCATAATCTTGTTTCATAGTATTATTTCCTTTAAATATTAACTCTAGATCAGTATAAGCTTTAAAACGTTATAATCCACGTTTACCCTCTCTGCATTCCACAATAGCTCTGTATTCAATACAGGGCTTTTTTTATGTCACGCAAAATTGCATTTCTACATACGGCGCTTGCGCAAGAAGATGGCTGGAGACAGGTTCTCCCTGCCGGTTACTTTCGAGCACAAGATGGCCGTCCCCATGAACCGACTCTTAAGAAAGGTTGGTTTATGGATAAATCTGTGGCGGATCGTTTAATCAACCAAGTGAAAGCCAAAGGCAAGATCATGGTCGATTACGAACATGCTTGGCTATTTGCAGCGCTAAAAGCTCAAAATGGCGAACAGCCTGAACCTGTACCGGCGGCCGCTTGGATCTATGCTGATGATATCAAGTGGCAAGAAGATGGGTTATGGGTGAAGCCTCGCTGGACTAAGCGTGCAAAGCAGATGGTCGATGATGAAGAGTACACCGGATTAAGTGCCACATTTACTTATGATGAATCGGGCAAGCCTGATCTCTTAATGAATGTTGCACTCACCAATGATCCCGCCTTAACGAATCTTAAAGGCCTTACTAACCTTGCAGCACTCAATCAACTTGCTGCGCTTTCTAATCCTTTTACTGACTTACCCACAACAGGAGACTCTATGAACGAGTATTTACTGAAGCTTCTTGCCGCGCTTGGTTTAGAAGCAACTGAAGAAACCATTGCTGAAGTCACTGACCAAGCACTTGAAAAGATTAATCAGCTATTAGCTAAAGAGGCAACCGCTGAAGAGACGATTGCTGATCTTCGTGCCAAACAAGTCGATCCGCTTAAATGGGCACCGCGTGAAGCACTAAATGATGCTTATAAACAGATCGCTGCACTTTCTAATAAAACCAATGCTTCTCAAATCGATAGCATTATCGCGAAAGGTCGTAAAACGGGACGAGTGATGAAGTCCGAAATTGCGAACTTAAAGGCTTTAGGTAGCCAATATGGGATTGCGGCACTCTCTGCCACGATTAATGCTCGCGCACCGATTGCAGCGCTCTCTGATGAGTCACAAGTAGTTGACGCGGCTGTGGATGCTGTGAAAACAGAACTCACAGAAGAGGAGAAAGAAGCAGCTCGCTTGCTCGGTATTGATGAAGCGGATTATTTAAAGATGTTACTTGAACAAGAAGAAGGAGCTGAATAATGGCAGCAATTAGTCATGCGCTGATTAAAGCGTTAAATGTAGGCTTTGATAAAGCATTCCAGAATGGTTTATCACAAGCAGAATCACAGTATTTGAAGTTAGCAACTCGCACAAAGTCGAATACCTCTAGTACAACCTATGGTTGGCTTGGCAATATGCCGGCACTACGCGAATGGGTCGGTGCTCGTGTGATTCAGGATATTACCAATAGTGGTTATAACATCGTAAATAAAAAGTTCGAGAGCACTATCGGTGTTGATCGTGTTGATATTGATGATGATAACGTCGGCATCTATAGCCCACTTTTTGAAGAGCTTGGACGAAGTGCCGCTGTCTTCCCCGATCAATTAGTGGGTCAACTGCTTGCTGCCGGTGATAAAACACCTTGCTATGACGGGCAGAACTTCTTTGATCCTGAGCATCCTGTGAACTCTAAGCATGATGGTACTGGCACGGTTAACAAAGTAAGCAATATTACAGAAGGTGAAGGACCAGGCTGGTATGTACTTGACTGCTCCCGTGCAATCAAACCGCTGATCTTCCAAGAGCGTGATGCTGTTGAACTCACGGCGATGGATAAAGTGGATGATGAAAATGTCTTTACCTATGACCAGTTCCGCTACGGTACACGTATCCGCTGTAATGTGGGCTTTGGCTTCTGGCAGATGGCGCACATGAGTAAAGCAGAACTCAATGCCGATAATCTCTGGGATGTAATTCAGAAGATGCGTGCAATTGAGGGTGATGGTGGGAAGAAGTTAGGTATCAAACCCACGATCTTAGTGGTACCGCCTGAGCTTGAAAAAGAGGCAACTCGTCTATTGGAGCGTGAATTAGATGCGGCATCCAGTAACGAACTGAAAGGCCGATTAGAGCTCATGGTCTACGACTACCTTTAATCCTTTAAATAAGTAATGAGCGCTCTTGTAGTGAGGGCGCTTCTCTTGGAGGTCTTATGACACGTGAAGAATTAATGGCTTTAACTCATGCAGAACTTAAAGCCCGCGCAACTGAAGAAGGTATTGAATTCCCTTCTCGTGCGAATAAAACAGAGCTTGCGGAGCTAATCTATGAGAAGACTAATCATCAGGAGGGAGCGCAGGAAGTGGCGCAGGCGCTTAAAGAGAGTGATAACGACCTATTAAATGAAGGTGACTTTGGCATTGTTCCGGGTCAAATGATTAAGGTTATTACAAAAAAAGATGGCGACGTTATTGAGACTCAAGTGCCAATTGATGATGTGCTAGATCCAATCCGCTTCACATTAAATAGAAGTGCTGAGCTTGAAGCTGTCAACGATACACTCAAAAAAGAGAACGAGCGATTGAAGCATGAAAATGCAGAGTTAGAAGCGCTTGCTTATCGTGAAGTGATTGGTCATCCATCGCAAGCATCTACAGAGGCAGCAGTGACTGCAATTGAATGGGATGGTGGCGATCAAATGACGATTCGTGCTCGTGTAAAGCCCAATTGTGGTATCAGCAGTCGCATTCGTGGCGGATATGATTTCACCTTACAGTATCAAGAGATTACGGTGGATAGAGCGCTGTTTGATGTTTTAAGTGGTGATCACTATATCCAGATCGATAGAGTAGGAAGTCGCGATGATTAGATCTTATGCCACGCTAACTGATCTGCTTGAGCGCTATGAGAAGCAAGACATTATTGATATCTCCTATCGTGATGAAGCGGATCGGGACATCATCAATGAAAAAGCAGTTGAGCTTGCACTAACACAAGCCAGTAGCGAGATTGATGAGTATGTGGGCGCTCGTTATAAACTTCCGCTAACTTCTATTAGTCCTCAGATCGTGCAAATTGCTTGCCATATCGCTCGTTACTACATGGAAAAAGGTGAGCGGACGAAAGCAGCGGTGATGGATTATGAGCGCTCTATTGAGCGATTGGAAGCGCTTAAAAATGGCGAAGCAACACTGGGGCTTGATGAGAATGATGAGACTGCCGAACTCAATGAGAATGGTGCAATGATGAAATCAGGCGGTACTGTCTGGGGGCGTGAAGACTCAAAGGGGTTTATCTAATGCAAGATTCTGCGGTAACGATCATGCAACAAGCCCTTGTTGAGTGGCTTGATAAGGAGTTTAAGCGAGTTGTTCGTAAGGTGCTTCCTTTTGATGGGCTTTGGACTGATTCTGATGTTCGAACGCATATCCAAGCCACGCCATCTCTCTTTGTGACATGGCTCGGTAATCGTGAAAATAGACTCAATGAGAAGACGCATACATGGTCAATTCTGCTCTTTATGCGAGTCAATAATGCCAAGCAGACAGACAGAGAGCGGGAGCTTGCAATGCATATTATCGAGTGGATTGAGCATAAGCTCGATGGCAAAAAACTTTCAAATGAAGCGGGCGAAATTGGCGGTCCACTAAGGCACGTTAAGAGTGAGAATCTCTGGCACAACATCCCGAAAGGCTACGGCTTTACCCTGTATGGCATCACCTTTGAACAAGAGATGTTCCCGATCTTCCAAGATGATGGCTCTATCGATGACTTCTTAACATATTTTGAAAAAGTGGTGGGCGGTGACTTAACACTTATTGAGACAGTGGCTAAGCCGAATGAATCGATGAAATAGGAGAAAACAATGAATCAAATCTATATAAAAGCAGTTCCAGGTCGCTCTGTTCGAGATCCTGAAACGAAAGCGCTTCTTTCAGAGACAGGGGAGTTTAAGCCTCGTAATGGCTTCTGGCTCAAGCGTATTAAGCAAGGCGATGTGGTAGAAGCAAAGCCTGCTCGCAAATCAACGACTAAAGGAGAATAAGCATGGCGATCTCACATAATAGTATTCCCAACAATATCCGCACACCGCTTGTCTATGTGGAGTTTGACAATAGTGGTGCGGTAAGCGGTACACCAGCACCGCTTCATAAGGTGTTATTAATCTCTCTAAAGAATGAGTCAGGCACAGCGGAGGCTGGTGAGGTAACTCGTATTCAAAATGAGAATGCTGCGATTGCAGCGTTTGGGAATGGCTCGATGGGGCATTTTATGGCAAAAGCGTTCTTTGCTAATAATGCGGAAGGAAATGTTTATGCCCTACCACTTGAGGCGGTAGGAAGCCCAGCGAAAGGTGCTATTGAGGCAGTTGGTGAAGCGATTAATGGCGGTGTTATTCATCTCTATATTGCCGGCATTCATCTACAAGTTGTAGTGCCACAAGGTGCCGATAGTGCGAAAGTCAATGAATTGATTGCAAATGCGATCAATGAAGCGACATTGCCGGTCATGGCGGTGGTCAATGATAAAACCGTTGAAGTGACTGCTCGTTGGAGCGGTGAAACGGGAAACGAGATCACCATCCTTGCCAACTATCACACCGGTGAACAATTCCCACAGGGGATTGATCTTAAAATCACAAAGATGAGTCAAGGCGCGGGGAATCCTGACCTTGCAGATGCAATCGTAGCACTCGGACAAGATTGGTATCAGCACATTGTGATGCCCTTCAATGATGTCAATAGCGTTAATGCTCTTCGTGATGAGTTGGTTGAACGCTGGGGGCCAATGCAACAGATTGATGGCATGGCTTATATGGCTAAGAGTGGCACTTTCGGTGAACTCTCTGAGTTTGGCCTAACTAGAAATGATCATGTACTGTCCTGTTTAGGGATCTACGGTAGCCCAACACCAAGCTATGTCATTGCTGCCGCTTTTGGGGCGGTTGTCTCCAAATATATTGCCATTGATCCTGCTCGACCCCTTCAAACACTTGTGTTGAAAGGTGTGGTTGCACCGAAGGTTGAAGATCGCTTTGAGCGTAATGAGCGCAATCTCTTATTGCATGATGGTATCAGCACGGTAACGGTGAATGATGGTGGCGAAGTACAGCTGGAGCGTGTAATCACTATGTATCGTACCAATAGCTTTGGATTGCCTGATCCCTCTTATCTCGACGTTATGACACCACATACGCTCTCGTATTGGCGCTATGCCGTGAGAACACGGATTACACAGAAGTACCCACGCCACAAGCTTGCGGATGATGATGCAAATATTTCACCAGGACAAGCGGTAGTGAAGCCGAAAACGATCCGTGCAGAGTTGATCGCTCTATATGGTGAGCTTGAATGGGCGGGACTCTTTGAGAATATGGCACATTTTCAAGAGAGCCTCATTGTCGAGCGTAATCAGAATGATCGTAACCGCATCGATGTCCTCAGTAAGCCTGATCTTGTGAATCAATTCATGGTCTACGCTGAAACAACCCAATTTGTACTGTAAGGAGTAAACATGGCTAGAAACCCAATGCATTTTGCAAAGCATGTGACCATTCGCAGTAATGGCCACGAATATCCCACCCTTGAAGGGGGTACTTTTACCCATCACGGTATGCAACGTGATGATGTGACGGGCAAGGAGCTCTACGGCTATACCGAGACAGCCGTTGGTGCGATGATCTCTGTGCAAGTGCCGGCAAACTATGAGACTGATTTTGAGGGGATCAACAATCAGACAGATGTGACTATCGAGGTAGAGCTCGATACCGGTCAAATCTATCTGTTGGCGAATGCGTGGAACACCACCCCAATTTCATTTAATGGTCAAGGCATTACGCTTGAATATAAAGCGAAAAAAGCCCAAAGAATTGCATAGGAGAAATCATGGATCAATCTAAATTTACATTCGATTTATTTGATGGCATTCCGCTTGAGAAAGATGGTGAGACGACTTACCAGAAGCGGGTCGAGTTTAAAGCGCTTACAGCTGGTGAGATCTTCTCTGCACAAGATCGCTCGGAAGAGGTACGCAAAACAGAGGATGGTTATGAGTTAATCGTCAGTCCGACCAAGTTATCCCGAGAGATCATCCGTTTGTCTGTCCGTAGAATCGGCGATATTGATGGCCTAAGCTTAGCAGTGATGGGCAAGATGACATCAAGGGATCTAGAGCACCTCTATGCAAAACATGAAGAGTTTCAAGGGCTCGACAATGCTCTTTTGCAGAAGCGAACAGAGGGGGCAAAAAAACTGGGAAAGCAATAATTCTCGAGCGTCCTGCTCTAGAGGGACTTGCAACACTTGTCTCTGCAAAGGCAGCGCGAGATGGTTATCAGCTTACTCGGAGTGAACTCGTACTTCAGAGTGAATATCTAAAGGCGCTCATGTAGCGCCTTTTTTACCTCAATTGCTTGTAGCAAAGTAGGTAGTGGGTTTCCAAGCGCATGGAAAAGTAATTAAATTCAAATACGCAAACGCTTGCGCATTTGGTTATTTAAAGAGATGGAAAATGATGACTAATAATGAAATGAAAGCATCGATTGTTGTCGATCTGGACGATAAGAAAGTAAAAAGTGGCACTCGAGATATTACACGCAATGTCGATAGTATGTCTCAGCGCTTAATTCGTAATACGAATCGAGTGAATGCACAATATAAAAATCTCACAGCATCACTCAAAAATCAGGGTGGTGCAATGATCAGTTATGCCAAGAATATTGCGGCAGCATACGGCAGTATTCAAACCGTCAAAATGGTATGGAAATACAATGATGGATTGCGGGATTTACAGCGCCGTACCAATCTCTCTAATGAAGAGATGGAACGTTACAAGCAGTTACTCTTTGATATTCAGATGCAGTATGGTGTTAATAAGCAAGCATTTAGCCAATATATTGATGAGGTCGCTCGCGGTATCCAAACTTATGAAGAGCTGGAGGATAAGGCTCGGCAAGGAGCCATTGCGATGGCAGGCTTGGGGATGAGCGGCTCTGAAGCAGCAGATTTTGAGTGGATGGTGACTGAAAACAATGTCCAGAATCCACAGCGTCTCATTGATCAAGCGGCAAATATTGGACAGAACAAGAATGGAAGATTTTCTGGTCGAGAGCTTTTGAGTGGTGCTTATGAAGTAATGCAAGATTGGAAAGGCCCGAAAAGTGCAGATGCTGTCTCTGATATTATGACTTTTTTACAGATGCAGAGTAAAGATACGCAAAGTATTTCAGAAGCCGTTGATAACTTTAAATCATTTGTTAATGACTTAAAGGAAGAAAGGAAGTTTATATCTGATCGCTTAGGGCTTGATGTTTTTAATAAAGACGATGATGCTTTGACCCTAAAGTCGTTGCAACCAATCATAGATCTCATAGCAAAAGATACTAAGGAGGGGCAACAGTTTAAAGGGTTGTGGTATGACCAAGAAGGCACTTTGACAGGTAGATTAAGTCCCGGCGGAGCGAAAACCGTTATGAGCCTAGCTAATAAAGAAGAGAATTTTGAATCGATTCGTAATAGCGAAGGCGTGAATGTTGAACGTGTTGCTCTAGATCGTTCTCGTAATTTTGAAGAGTCGATGACAAAACTGATGAGTGTGCTTGAGCGCTTTGCCGATATGAATCTTGCTGCCCCTATCGATGAGTTATCGAAAGCGATAGCTGATCTTGATCCTGAGCAAGTTCAGGAGTTCTTAAATGTTGCAAAAGAACTAGTGAAATGGGCGGGTGGTGCTTATGTCGCCTACAAGGGGATGAAGATGGCAGGCGGTGCTATTGAGACGGCAAAAACAGTCTTTGGCAATGCCGCGGAAGTTCATAAAGTGTTTGTCACAAATATGAAAGAGGCTCGAGAAGGACGCGGTTTTATGAAGCCATCAAACATGAATAAACATCTTGGAGCGCTCGGGATTTTAGAGAATATACAGTATGCCGCAGATCAACTCTCTCAAGATAAAGATGGCGCGAAAATATTACGAGAAGAGTACGGTGATGAGCAGATTAATAAATGGATGGATGAACAAGGCTATAGCAGCTTTATGCGTAACCTCGATGCACTCTTTTTTGACGATGTAAAAGAGATTGTTGCTAAAGGTGCATTAACAGAGATTTACGGTGCAGATAAAGTCAAAGAGGTGTATCAAGATCAGCTTGCATGGTACGAAGCCGCGCTTGATTTAAAGAGTGTTTCAAGTGAAGACCTTTCTAAAATCATTCAAGAGAATGCTGCATATTTCATGGATAAAGATGTCACTCAGGAAGTTGAGGGGCACGTTAATGTTGATTCTAACGTTGTTATCAGTGTCCAAGCGGCAGCAGGTGTTGTTGCAGAAGTTCAAAGACAGGATACCAAAGCGGAGTCTACGCTTAAGTCAAAGCTCGGTTATACAGGTGGCAGACGTGATCGTGGTGCATCGGGAAGTTGGTAGTAAGCAGATCAAAACGGCAACGTTTGCCGTTTTAGAAGGAGCAGATAATGCGATATAACGGAATTGGGCGTTTTAAAGGGTTTAAGTTCTATCTCGTCAATGAGCAAACGATTAGCGGTGGTAGTCGACTAGTTGAGCATAACTTCCCTTATCGTGATGAATACGGCATTGATGATCTCGGTGCTGAGATTAATCGCTATGATATTCATATGGTTTTTCTCGGCGATGATTATGAACGACAGTTTGAGCGCTTCCAATCTGCGCTTAAACGTGATCGTACTGGTGAGCTTGTCCATCCCTACTTCCCACGAGGGCGCTATATTGTTGAGAGCTATCGTGGCGGTATTGAACCTGCAAAGCAACGCCTTGCTTACTTTACATTGACACTCATTCAGCAAGAGAAAAGTATTAGCCCGATTGGTGCTTTAAATACTTTGATCGGGTTGCTGGAGTCAGTTAATGGCTCGATTGATATGATGATCGAGAGCTTTGAACAGGCTTGGAGTGTAGTTGATAATGTCTATGATGCAGTTGAACTCGTTGAATCGATGGTGGATCGTGTGCAGTATGCCGTCGATAGTTTGATGGGTGGCGGTCGTTCATTTGCACTTACGAATCAGCTTAACTCGATCAAAGAGCGTTCAACATCGCTAGTAAATAGCCCGCGAATCCTTGCCAGTGATCTTACCAAGTCGATCCTCTCTATTCGTGATGAGACCTCCCCAAGTGATGCCTATGTGATTTATGGCGGGATTCGTAATCGACTAGAAGAATCCACTGGGTTTAAAACGAAGTGGGATACCGTCATCATCGCTGGTAAAGAGGTCACAATTGCTTCAGCAGGATCAGAGAACTTTAACGTAAAGAGCGAGAATAATCGCATCATGTTGAATTTGCTTGTTGAGTCCATTTGCTTTTGTGGTCAACTCGTTTCGCTATCTAACTCATTGAAAGAAGAGCTTGAGGCGGTTAAGCCAAAGACAGTTCCAAAAGTGCCGGTACTTGGATCGTATGAGAATCCGATTGAGACTAAAGATGGCGATGTTGATCAGCTTGATATGCCGATTATTAAGTCTCCTATCGTCACTAAATCCGATGCGCTTGATGTTCTTGAAAGTACAGCTGAAGAACTTGACCAATTGATGCTGAAGCTTTCAGATAACGGATGGGACTATATCAGCATCTTTGATACCAGATTGAAGTTTATCCAAGACTTAGAGGCTAAAAGTGAGCAACTCATTGGAACGCTGAAGCTCTCAACAAAGATGGCAGCGCCAGCACTTGTACATCTCTTTCAGTTCAAGCAAGACTCGCAAAGATGGCGTGAGTTCTCAAAGCGCAACAATATTCGCAATCCGCTCTTTGTGATGGCTAATGAAGAATATGAGGTGTTGGATGACTAGTTTAGCGAAGAAGCCAAAAGTTGAACTCTATGTTGGTGGTGGCATCTACACTGGTTGGAAAGGCGTGGAGATCTATCTTGATCTTGAAACCTTGGCGCATTATGCCTCTCTCCAATGTGCTTATACTATTCAAGATGGTGTAACGATTCAAAATGGCGAAGAGTGTGAATTGAAAATCAATGGTGAGCTGGTATTGACCGGCTACATTGATCGCACTGAGCATTCTGTGCAAGGCGATTCCTTTGATTTAAATATTGAGATCCGTTCAAAGACGGCTGATCTTGTCGATTGCTCTGCTGGATATAATCAGATTAAAGATCGTTCGGCTCAGGCGGTTGCAGAGGAGATCTGTAAGCCTTTCGGTATTCAAGTTAAATGGGAATCGCAGCGGTCACCAAAGCAGATCACTTGGAAGATTGAGCCGGCTGATACTTGCTTTGATGTACTTACAATGATTGCAAGGGAATGTAATATGATCTTAACCACCAATGGTGCTGGTGATGTTGTATTTACAGATGCAGGCACGGAGAATGTGGGAACGCTCACACTCGGTAAAGAGATCCTATCCCTCTCAGTTGTCGATGATTGGTCTGATCGCTTTAGTGATTATATCTGTGTCGGGGATAATCAGAGCTATCGAGATGACTGGATCGGCGGTGATGAGACAGTGATCAAAAAAGGAAGTGTCCGCACGACAATCAAGGATGAAGAGATCAATCGCTATCGGCCAACAATGCTTATGACCGATGATGTGGCCAATGGGCAAAATACCAAAGAGATGGCGGAATTTGAGAGAGATAGAGCGATATCCTTGGGCAAAGAGATCACTGTAAGGGTTCGAGGCTGGTATCATTTAATCGGGCTGTGGGAGATCAATAAAAGATTGAATATTATGGCACTGCCCATTATAGTTGCTGAAGATTGGCTAATTACCTCTACGACACTGTTGCTGAATCATGATGATGGTTATGTTGCAGAATTGCATGTCGCGCCGCCTGAAGGCTATGGATCAAAAATGTATGGCGCTGCCCCTAAGAGTGATGGCAAAAAAGGTTCTGGAAAGGTGCAATGGATTGAGTAACTAGCATACTTTAAAACGTTATAATCTCGATCATTCAAACGATTTGAAATAATGAAGTCCTATTCGATATAGGGCTTTTTTTATGCGTAGAAAAACATTAATCAGACAAGGCAGACTTGCGATGCTCAACGATGCGATCGATACACAGATTGCACAGGTTGAGCTATTTGCTGATGAAGTGGTCGATGATGTTGAAAGAGTCCAGAACTACGGTTTTACCTCATATCCAGAAGATGGCGGTGTTTATATTATTAACGTGGGAGGCAAAGGCAATCAGCCGGTCATTATTGCTGTCAATGATGATAAGGCAAGATTGCGCATTAAGCCCGGAGAAGTGGCTATTTATCACTCGGAAGGCCATCACGTCATATTAAAAGGCAATGGGGTGATTGAAGCGAACTGCACGACACTCATTGCGAATGCTGAAGAATCAGCAACCATTAGTACAAATGACGCATTAGTTGAAGCTGAAGCCGTCATGATTGATGCCCCTGATACTTATATGACCGGCGCTTTAACAGTAGATGGCCCGGTATCATTCGGTGGGGGCGGGAAAGTTGATGGCCGATTAGATGTGACTGGTGAAGTGACATCCGAAGGTGTATCTCTACCTAAACACGATCATGGCGGTGTTCAACCTGGTGGCGGTAATTCAGGAGGACCAAACAAATGATGAAAGATGCAGCGATTATTTGGGTCAATGGCGCTGGCGATATTTCAATAGATGGCTATGACTTTGAGGTTGATGACACATTGACTTCAGCAGTCATTATCTCGCTCTTTACAGATCGTGCAGTTGAAGAGGATGAACTCGAAGATGGCATGCAAAATCAAGGTTGGTGGGGAGATAGTTACTCTGATGAGCCGTGGGGCTCAAGACTTTGGCTTTTACGCCGTCAGAAGTCTCTTGATGTGGTTGCAAGCGATGCAGAAGATTACGCTTATGAGGCGCTCGAGTGGCTCATGAATGAAGATCTCATTGATTCTATCGTTGTCAACGCAAGTAGAGAAAGCTCAACAAACTCAGCAGTCAAAGACATGCTCGTTTTAAATATCCAGCTATCGCCCACAAGTGGCGAGCCTCAACGTGAGTTGAAGATTAATATTGAAGGGGATTTTTATGGCTTATAAACCGCCTACGCTATCTGAACTTATTGCGAAGTCACGAGCGAATATTCAAAGCAAACTAATTGGTACGAAGTCATTTATTAGAAATGCCTATATTACTGCGATTGCCTACACTCAGGCCGCAATTGCCGCCGGTCTCTATCACTTTTTAGAATGGATTTATAAGCAGACAGTGCCTCACTTAGCTGAGGATGAGCAATTTATACCACATGCCAAAGAGTGCGGTATCTTCAGGAAGGCTGCGACAATCGCAAAAGGCGAAGTTAAGATCTTTGCAGATAAGCCCGTAACAATCCCAAAAGGAACAGAGCTTCAGCGAATTGATGGAGCTTTGTATATTGTAACTCAAGAAGAAAAAGGCACTGGCGAGATCACGCTACAGGTTGAATCTGCCAATGCTGGTGTTGAGCAGAACGTTGCTGCGGATGAAACGTTAAGCTTCATTAAGCCAATCCTTTACGTTCAAAACGTTGCCGTCGTAACTGAAATTACTGGTGGCAGTGATATTGAGCCGATGGCTGAGATGCGAGAGCGCTATCTCTATTTTTGCCAATACCCTCCAATGGGAGGTTCTAAATTTGATTACGTTCGTTGGTGTCGTGATAACGCAGGCGTTAGCCGAGCGTGGTGTTTTCCTCGCATTTATGGCGGTAATACAGTTGGTGTTTCATGGGTTTATGATGGTAGGGATGAAATCTTACCGAACTCATTAGATGTACAATTAGTTTTAGATTATATCGATCATCACCGTGACCCCGTGACAAATACATTAGTAGGTGCGCCTGCTGGTGCAGAAGTTATTTATACACCTCTCAAGCTTAAGCCTTTAAATCCAGAGATCAGGCTAATTCCAGATACTGAAGCAACAAGGCGTAATGTTCAGCAAGCACTTGATAAGGCTGTTAATGCTGTTGCAACACCTGGGGGAGTCGTTCCCCGATCCCACTTAACACAAGCCATTAGTAACTCCGCTGGTGAATACGATCACCGCCTCATCTCTCCAACTGCGGATGAAATTCTCTCTGATGAACTTGAATTGATTGTTTTGGGAGAAATTCAATGGCGATGACAGATCAAAATTATAAAGAGGTGGGGATTAAGTTGCTACCAAATGGTTTGGCTTGGAATAAGTCATCTGGGAACGTCATTAAGAAGTTATTCAGCGGTCTTGCAAAGATGTGGGCTGAGATTGATGCGGAAGCAAATCGAGCACTTAACGAGACGAACCCTCAATGGTCAACATTAATGCTTCCAGAGTGGGAGGATCTTCTAGGACTTCCTGAATGTAATCAAACAGGGCAAACCATTGAAGAAAGACGAGATGCTGCTGGGTATAAGTGGCACTTAAAAGGCAGTCTTAATCCTTACTTTTATATGGAGTGGCTGGCGGAGGCTTTTGGTTATGAAGTCACGATTGTGGCATATCACCAACACCACTGCTTACGGGCTTGTAATTACCCGCTGTATACAAGGCGAGAAGAGTCTCGTGATGATGTCTATGTCTATATCAAGAGTAAGAATCCACAACGATATTTTAACGTTCAAGATCACGCCAATGATCCGCTCCGTATTGGGGCAACAAACATTGTCGAATGCATATTAAACAAATATAAACCAGCTCACGTAGAGCTGATGTTTCAGTACGAAGATGAAGAGGTATAACGCATGGTTTCCTATGTAGATAATAAAACAGGTGTAAGAGTTAAACCGCCTAAAAACCCAGTGTTTAGTGAAGCCGTTTTATGGTTCACCGATGCCCTAGGGTCTACACCTACAATTCCCCAAGCAGATTGGTTTAATATGATACAAGCTGAACTTCTTGGGATTGCTGAGGCGCTTGATGTCACACCCGATAAGCTTGATGATAAACAGATCGGTATTGCCCTTAAAAAAGCCTTTGACAAGGTAGGCGCAGATATTGCAGATCTTCCAAAAGTATTGGATCGTCTTGGTGATTCTGCTGTAGATGCCGCATCTCAACGTATTGTTAATGTCGTGAATAAACTTGCGAAAGATGCGATGCAATCATCACTTCAAGCTAATGATAAAGCAAATCAAGCTAAGCAAGAGGCTTATGAGGCTAAGCAGGGAGTTGTGAATCTCGAAATCAATGTTGCCTCTTTAAATGAATCAATTTTAAATCTCAACTCTCCCTCAGATGATTTTTCACTGAAAGAAAACAGTAAAAAGTTAATTGTT